TGTCTGCCGTATCTCCGTAAAGGGTAAGATTCTTGACGGTGCATCTGCTACCCATTTTGATAGCAGAGCCAGAGACGAGAGGCTTATGGAGCAGTTTTGTCGCATCTCCAACACCTTGCAGAGTTGTCCCGTTTGGCATTACAAGTCCGTCAATCAGAAACGTCCCCTCGCCCAGAGTGCAGACTCCACTATCCTCAAGCACAGACAGGATATCGGCAGTTACGTCGGTCTTTCCGTCTCCTTCGATATGGGCTACGCCAATGCCACCGATTCCGCTCTTTAACTCACTAACGTCAGCCTCCATGCCGTCGACTTTTTCGACCGCTGCATCGACCTTTTCCACCAGTTCGTCCAGGTTGTACCCATCGTACTGCCCCGCCCACTCGTCAGCATCGAGTGCTTCGCCGTTGTTGATGCTAAAAATCTGCGACCTCAGAATCTGGTCGCCAGAAGTGATGATAAACTGCCCGAGGAGCGTTCCTGCTACGGCAATTGCGGGTTGGTCTAACTCCGCATAAGCACCATAGATAGATACGATGCTCTCATCTTCCTGCCCCATCTGGATTTCTTTTGCTTCGCCCGCTACCTGCGCTCCTACCTTATCGGGACGGATAACGACTAATTTGACGGTCGCAGTGCTACCGATGTCGTAAGTGTTGCCCTGATAGGTGAGCCTCGCAAAGACATACCGTGTGTTATCGTCAAGGGCGATAGACTTCATCGACGGTCGTGTGCCGTCATGGTCATAAACATCTAATATGATGTTTGTTTCAATAGTTGTTAATGCCATGTACTACCTCCCTCCTTAAAGCTGATACGTCACAATGTACGTTGTTCTAATGTAGGCGTTACCGCCGTTATGCACGCCAATCAAATACTCATTTCCGCTCTTCGATTCTTGTACGGTTACTTTTGCCGCCGCACTGATAGCCTTGATTCCAATTCTGCCATTCCCAGCAACTCCTATCAAATAAATGCCTTTCATATCGGCACTCGGATAGGCTGAGTTGACAATCAACATGATGGTTGAGGCAGGAAATTTCTTGAAATCGTATGCTCCCGCCGCTACTGAGAATGTGTAAGTTCGCACGATTCCCGCCGTCTTTGTCTCTTCTGCGGTGATTCTGGTGACGGCATCGTCAATTGTGCCGACAACCGTATTTGAAACGGTTGCAAGCGGGATAACTGACTGAATCGTGATTCCATCTATATTTACTTCGTACAGTGGAAATTCTACGAGCGTGTCTCCATCAGCAATCGATCCCGATGTGTATGCAGGCAGTGCCGGAGCACTTGCTGCGGGCGTCCCGGCGATATATGCGAGCTGCATATTCTCCACGCCCGTTCCAGACTCTTTCGTGTATCTGGCTACGATCAAATCCTTCCTGAGCATTCCCTGGGCTCCGTTCTCGATCGCGATCGACTCGGATGTGCCTCTCTCAATCTCTGCTGTGCATCCTTCTGCCACCAGAAGGCCGTCCGCGATAGTGATTTCATTGGCGCTCACGATCGTCGCCGCCATCTGCGATCCCACATTAACGATGTGTGTGCCGCTGCCAAAGATTCCAATATTCACATTACGGTCCTGCTGAGATGTAATGTGAGGCTCTCCTTTGTATCCTGTGATGATATTCATATCTGTTCCTCCGGATTAGTTGCCATTATAAGTGTGGCAGAAGTCTGTTCGACTATAACCTCATCAGATAATCTGTATTCGGTAGTCTCAAATCCGTCTTTCCATTTGACAATCTTAGTCGTAATCGGCGCCATTACTGTGTAGCCCGTGATATAATCACGACTTCCCACAATGTCACCAACAGCCACGTCTTGGATTGATTCAAGATCAATGGAAAACTCATTTTTCGATGCATTACTTTTAAGCTGATTCTCGCCCGACTCAATCAGATTTGCTCTGGATGCTCCTGCATAATCGTAAACGGCCGCGACCTCATCAATTCCGAACTGTGTCTGCGTCTGGCTGATCACCCCATTCGTATCCGCGTACAGATGCTCCACTGTCCTGTTTGCCAATTCGCCCTCGCCAAGACAAATCAGATGATTCACTCCCATCTTATTGATGATCATAGAATAGTTGGCATTCATGTCGCTTGAATATTCGATCATCGACGAATAGTCCACAATCGGAACAGCGTCCACAACTACGCGGCACCGATCCTGATCATATGCTATCCGCATCTTATAACCGACAGCGCGGAGCATTTCCTTAAGCCCGTCATACAGAGAAACATATCTGCCATAGCGATAACTGACCGTTATGCCTGTAGATTCGTTCGAACCAACAAAAAGCCCGGGGAATGCCTCCGACACCCTCCGAGCTATAATTTCATTTATTTCCCCCGAATCCGTAGCATAAGCACTTCCGGAAGGCGGGACGATAACCTTGTTCTGAAGAAGTCCTCTCCATGTGTAACCGCCGATCGCCAAGGAATTGTTCTTTGTATCAGCTTCCAGTCTCTTATATATTCCTCCGTATTCGGTGTCAGGGATATACACGCGCGCCTTATCGGGAACGTTCTCCCACTCGGCGCGATTACATGTCACAAGAAACGTATTCTCTTCATCACCGATTTCGAAATCATACTCTCGGAATAGCATGCTCCTAAGTTCTTCGCCGTTCGAATCAGCTATAATTATTTCGCCCATATCAAACGACCTCCACAAAATCTGGTTCTGCTTTTTCGTGGTAAACGGTAATGTCTACACCAAAACTGGCGTCCCAAGATATTTCAAGATTACCGCCAGGTATTTTGTTGAATATTGAATCCGTTTTATTTCTGAAGTTGAACATGTTCGCCTGCGTGCCGTCTGAATTGTACTGAGTGATCGAGCGCGACCGGCTATCCACGATGACATATGACCCCTGCGGAATTGTTGCCTGCAGAATGTACGGATAACCATTGATGGTAATGCGCGGATTAACCGCGAGTCCATATATAATCATGCGGAACTCCGAATCAAATGGGAAATCTGATTTAACAACCTTTGTTCCCACAGCCGGGGCCGTGTAATCATACATATAATCAAACGAATAATCTAAAAATGTACTCCCCTGACCTTCTGAGGCATAAAGAGTAATCTGCGACTCCTGGACCCAGAATGGGTGCGGCGCAAATATGCCAACTTTATTACTAAGATATTTCCATGTTTGAAACGGCGCCGTTGAAGACTGGCGGATAAAGCAGTCAATGTAATATTTTCCCCATATGAGCCTTCCCGGTTTGTTCCGGCGCATATCGTTTTCAAACTCGTTATGGAGCGCAGTTAATATCTGCTGGCGCTCTGCTGGAGTACCATAGATGATCAGCTCCGATTCATATTCAGCAGGCTTCCTGGAAAAGTTGGATACCCGCATTCCGTACTGCAAATTTGTGCCTTCAACATCCCACTCCCAATCATAATAATTAGCAGCTTTATGGATTATTCCCTTTGTCGCAAGGCTGTATTCTTTTCCGGATGAAGCGATGTACTTAATCGGTGTGATCATAATGCTCCCGCCTCTCTCAACGTGCGTTTGAACTCTCTTCCGCTTATATTAACGCTGATGTCCGCATTCCTCAGGGCCGCTGAAAATGCCTTGTACATACCATTAATCAGTGCTTCGTTATTCTGTGCATCAGCTGCTGCTATGGCGTCCGTGAGTGGCTTTAGCCGGTTTTCAGACAACGGCACAACTGCTTCCGGACCTGCTTCGCCGACACCGATCACGGAAGCATTGTTAAACACGCCGCCTTTCGCATACCAGTCAACTCCGAATGACGGCATATATCCCTTGCCGCCGACGCCGTAAGGGAATTCACCGCCGTCTACTGTGAAATGCGGCAGGCTAATGTTATCGAGTATCTTTCCGATACTGATTGGGAAAAATCCCTTAATCTTTTCAATAGCACTGCTTACAAGGCTTTTGGCCTCCTCAACAGGACCGATGATGCGCTCTTTGACGGAGTTAAACACCGACCTAACCTTTTCAACTACACCCGTAAAGCCCAAACGCTCCGCAATATTAATTACTGCCTTTTTGACAATTTCTATAGCTTTTGGGAATAAATTGTTGAAAGCGTTAATGATGCCATTTACTACCTTAGAGCCCAGCCCCACCCAGTCAGTGTTTGAAATAAACGACCAGATAGCTTCAATCAGCGCCGGAATAATAATGCCGGCAGACTCCAGAAGGGCTGATCCGAGCGCCATCATCAGCTCGCCCGCTTTCGCGAGCAGTTTTGAACCTCCCTCACTGTCCTGTCCGAAGCCTTCTGCAAATCCTCTGATTGCCCCAGCTGCTGCTGTTGCCATTTCCGGAAGCCTCTCAGCTACTCCGGCAATGAATCCGGCAATCATCTCACCGCCGCGCGCGATCATCTCCGGAACGTGGCTTGCCAATGAGCTGACAAACTCACTGATACCGTTTTTTATGTCGTCCAGGCCTGTCATATCGCCCGCGAACATCTTTGCAATGCCATTTACTACGTCCGTAGCGGCAGGCAGAAACTCGGCTGTGACGCGGTTTTTGAAGCCTGTCATGGTGCTCTGCAGTGTCGTCTGAGCGTCCACGAAATCTGCCGATGCCTTGACGCCCTCATCTGACATGACCATGCCGTACTTCTCAGCCATCTCCATCTGTTCGTTAATAGCGTCTGTGCCGCCGTTGATCAGCGGAGCTAGTTCGGAAGCACCTTTACCAAGCAGTTTTGATGCCAGCGCAGTACGTTCCGCACCTTCTTCCATGCCAGACAGCGCCTCAATGGTCTTGCCGAAAAGTTCTTCCTGCGACATATTCGCAACTTCTTCCTGGCTGATTCCTAGCTTCTGGAAGGCGTCACTGTTTTCTACCGCAGACGTGGACAGTTTTTTCATGACCGGAGCCATAGAATCGATAGAAGTTCCTGCACGGTTCAGTACATAATCCCATTTCTGGAAGCCTTCCGCAGAAAAGCCGATCTTCTGGCTCATTTTGTCAACGTGGTCACCATACTTTGACACGTCGCTTATGGACTTACCGAACGCAGCTCCTGCGGCAACACCAAACGCCGCAACGCCTGCTCCGGCTACCATAAGACCATTCTTCATTTTCGCGCCGAAACCAGAACCGAATTTGCCTCCGGCGTCCTGTCCGGCTTTATCCGCAGGCCCGCTCAGGACGGAGCTGATTTGGCCTGATATGCCTTCGGCAGATGGTATGATCTGCACATAAGCCTGTCCTAATGTAGCCATATTATTTCCTCGTTATTTCTTTCCAACGCGCGTGGAATTCTTCGCGCCCGTCAAATGTTTCGTGCTTATGATCCTGTGGTTGAACTTTTACATCCTTGTTCGCATAACAGCACGCAACAGCCGAATGTGGACTGTCAACGCTTAACCCTCTGATCGTGTCGAGGATCATGGCGAGCAGTAATGTTTGATTGTCCACAACTAAACCAGATTTTGCCATCTTTACCCGCGAATTATCCCTCAGACCGACAGCGAGAGTTGCCAGCAGACGAGCAGGGACCCTCTTAATATCAAAAACCCCGTACGTTTCAGCCATATCGCAGGCTAATTCGTCGGGGTAGTTTGATATCATGTCGGCGAGGGACATCAGTTTTTTACTGCGGGAATTGCGTCCTCGACCTCTTCGAGCGCGGCCATCATCGCCGATGTTTTCAGTTTTCCTTTTTCATCGCGCAGATGGTCCATGAGTGCCTGGTGCTGTTCTGCACCAAGCATCTTAATCGCAATATCTACTACGATATCCATAGACGGATTTTTCTTGTACTGCCCAAAGAGCATTACAAGATCATAATCGTCCATTACATCATCTTCGAGATTCAGCTCGAAGCCGTCACTCAGTTTGACATTGATCATGCAGACTATCCTCCGATGTATTCATCGATCTTGTTGCCGCCGCCGTCCGGATTCATGGCAGTAATAGTAAGGTCATAAGACACTGCATTGTTTCCGACGTATGTCGTGTCGCCGATCTCAGTAATGACACCCTTGTTGATGACCATTCTCTGAGGGACACCGCCCTTCATAACCTGGTCAATGACAACAATATGCTCCGCTGCTTCATCGTCATTGATGCCTACGTGCATACCAGTGGCGACCGTACCGGTGACATTTTCCTCGCCATGCACGAAGCCCTGCACATCAGGGTTGAGATATTCGATCAGTTTAAGTTTGACTGTTACGGTCTTTTCGTCTTCCGTGATCAGGACCGTGCCGCCGCCCCATTCCTTAATAGTCGTAGTAGACTTGGAAATGCTGCGTGTCACGCCATCAGAGGAAACGTAGCCAAGATCATTGAATGCAGAATCAAGTGCCGTGATCGCATCTGTGGGCACTGTGGATCCAATAGGCGCGCTGAAAATTGCACCGGAAATCTTCGGCTTGCCCGCTGTTACATTTGTTGCTGTTCCAGCCATTTTTAAGCCTCCTTAAAAGTGGATTTCGAATACGGACTGGTAGCGGTAGCGCTTCGTTCTGACGTCCGTATGGTTATAGTTAGATGCAAGCCTTATCTCGCTGATACTGTTCAGCGCAAGCATTCCGAACATGACATTGCGTATCTCTTCGTCGAGGCTTGCCGCCTCATAAAGTGAGTTAAGCGAATAAGACTGCACAGCGATGGAACCGGAGTCAATGTGGTCGTCCAGTCCTCCGCCTACCTTTTCGAGCAAAATAAAACGCTCCGGCATTGTGGGGTAATCCTCAGAAGGGACTTCTGGGAGCTCCATGAATACCGGAACGTCGATATGCTCAGATAAATATTCAAGTACGATCTGTTCTATCATCGTATGCTCTTTTCTAACGTGTTATGGTCAAGGTTGTCCGCCATTGCTTCCTCTGTGGCAGTTCCGACCGATACATTCGCTCTGGTTGTACCAACATAGACGCTGTATCCGTCTCCCGCACGCTCGGCGACCTGCCCGGCAAATTCTACAAGCACGTCCTGCATTTCCTGCGACTGCATGAGCTCACGGACGCCTGCGCGGTTGAGGACGAATTTAAAGTCACTCATATTTTTC